CCCGCAGAGGAAGTTGGTCGCGATGTCGATGCCGGCGGCGCCCTTGCCGGTCTCCAGGCACCCGGCACCGCCGAGCGTGAACGCGGCCGACATCTCCGGGATCTCCCGCACGATGACGCCGTCATAGACGATGTCGCCGTCGTGAAACAGCGGATTGTCGCGCCCGCGCACGCCCGCGTCGGCGTGGGTCGCCGCCATGTCGGTCTTCAGGTCGCGGAACGGCAGGGAACCGACGAACATCACGAACCACTCTTCGCCGTTCGACAGTTCGATCGGGCGGATCGCGGGCGAGGCCTTCTTCGCCAAACGCTTGGCGAGCGAGACGATCGTCTTCGACAGCTTGTCGTTGCTGTTCTCGCAGGTGGCGAGCGCCGTCAGGTGCACGTCCGAGACCGTGTTCGCGATCGTGGAGCCCACCAGCACGCGGTCGTGGTTATCGACCAACCATGCGTCCTTGTTGGCCTCGGTCGTGCCCGTGGTGGTGCCGTTGCCGGCATAGGCGTACTTCACGCCGTTGATCGACTTCAGCGCCGAGATGATGTCGGTGCGCATCTTCTTCGTCGCCCAGCTACGCAGCTGCGGCTTGGCCGCCTCGCGCAGGTCGATGACGGACTTCTGCTCGTCCCACTCGTGAATGGTGACGGCGTTGCGCAACAGGGCGACCGAGAGCTTGAAGCTGCGCGACATGAGCGCCTCTTCCTGGCCCACGAGCACCTCGGTGCCGGTCTTGCCCGCGCCGGTCAGGTCGTTGACCAGCGAGTAGGTGATTGAATCGCCGCGCTTCTTGGTCAGGTCTTGCTTGACCTGGATCATGTCGTATTCGGACATGCCCATGTAACGGGCGAACTGGTTCTGGCGGACGTAGCTCGTGAAGAACTTGTCGTCCCAGAGTTGCGGGGTTAAGCCCGCTTGTGCAACGGTAGCTGTCATGTGTGTTTACTCTCTGCGATAGGGAAGGATGTCTTCGATCGGGGTCGGGCCGGCCCAGTGAGGGCTGCCCACGATCCCCGCGCCTTTGGACGGTTCGGTGTTGAGTGACGGTGGCGGGACCGCAGCGCGGGGCTTACCACCCATCTCCGCTTCGATCTTCGCCCGCAGTTCGATCTCGAGTTTCTTGCGGTACGCGCCGAGGTCCCCGCCCACCTCACGCAGTTCTGCCGCGGTGCGCCCCTGCCGGTAGATGAACTCTGCCGGGTTGGGTGCGTCGCGCAGTTGCGCAGCAAGCACGGGATTTTTCGCTGCTGCCTCGGCAAACACTCCGCGCATGGCGTCGTAGTCGGCGTACCGACCACGGGCTTCTTCCTCGGTGTATTGCAGAAACAGCGAACGCGCCTCGCTCGTCGCGAGCTGCCTGACTTCCTCGCGCATCTTCTCGCGCTCGGCCCCCAGTTCCGCCTTAACGGCGGCCTCGGGGTTTTCCCAGAAATCGGGCTTGGGCTCGGCCTGGGCTTTTTCCGTGAGCGCTCGCTCGGCCGCTTGGCGCTTCTCGCGCTCGGCCAGCAGTGCCTCGAGCGGCACTTGATGACTCTGCGGGGTCTGCGGGGCAGCCTCGTCGCGCTTGATCCACTTGCCGTCCTCGCCTCGCGGCGGCAGTTGCGGTGCTGGCGTCGCACTCTCTACGCCCTCGACCGCGGGTGCGATCGTTTCAACTGCAAGGGTAGGCTCCGGTGTTTCCACCGGCTCGGACGTGGTTTCGGAAGAAGTCAGGAAACTATCAAGATCGGCCATTTGTCACTCACTCCAATGTCGTTTGGAAAACGAAAACACCCGTTAGGCCCGGTGACGGCCACTGCTCGCCCGATTGAGTCCGGCGTCGACTTACTGCACGGAGGCAGTTTGCTCGGGCGGCGCCATCGCCTCCCGTGCGGCCGAGGTGAGGTCCACCGCGGCGGAAACTTCGTCTTTGTTCGCTTTTGCGTTGGTCGCGCGAATGTCGGCCTCGGCCTTCGCCTTGCCGAGGCTCGCCGCTTCCTGCTGCTGCTGTGCGATCTGCGGATTGTCCGCGCCCTTCAATTTGTCGATGAGCTGGCGCTTGTTACGCAACGCGCTCGCTTCCAGCAGCACCTCGGGCGGGAACGGAATGCCGGCCTGCGCGAGCGATACGATCTGCTCGAACTGCTCGGCCTGCAGCGTGACGGTGTCCGGGGATTCGTCGATCACGATGTCGACGTCGAGGGTCGCGACGTTGTTCTTCACGACTGGAGCCTGCGCGCCTGCATCCATGGCGATCTGCTGCACGCGCGCCATTTTCTCCTCTGGCGGCAGGGGCGAGTTCGTGAGCTTTTCGGCTTCGATCTCACCGGCCGTTGTGCGCTGGTTGAGCGGCACGAACTGCATTCGTCCCTCGTCATCACGAACACGAATCCACATCTCCTCGGTCCAGAACTGCTTGACGCGGAACCAGCACTGTTTCATCACCCGGCGCTGGAAATAACGCACCGCGTCGAAGAAGGTGCCGAGCTGGATCGCCCCGCCCTCCTGATCCAACTGCTTCGCCCGCCCGCTGATCGAGCCCGAGTTGCCCTGCAGCGCGTCGTTCGGCCCGGTTGAACGCATCGCGTTAAGCGTGTCGACCAGCATGTTGAACTGGCCCTGCACCAAATCCGTCGTGGGCGCGTACTCAAAACGCATCCCGGGATTGATCTCGATGTAGCCGTCGGGCTTCGCCACCTCACGCCGTGCCGCCGCCACGTCCTCGACCGCGCCCTTCTCGGCGACCACCTGCCGGTTGTTGAGCATGTGCAGCGCCTTGCTGCGGCGGTGATTGATCTCGTCCTGCAGCGTCTTGTAGCGGCGCACCATGCCGTAGCGGTCGCCGTCCAAGCCGATGTAGAGCGACTGCGCGACGATGCAGGGTTGGGTCGCACCGTCCTCGTCCACGTAGACGGATTTCTCGGGTTGCTCGAGGAACCCGCCCTTGAACCACACCGCGCGCATCCACTCGCCGTTCTCGCGGTAGTAGGTCTCGAACACCTGCACGCGCTTGCGCTTCACGTCCACCCAGCGCGGGCGGTCGTCGTAAGTTTCGGCGTTCGCCGAGTTGGTCATCGACTCGGTGATGTTCGCGGCGGCCTTTTTCCAGCGCCGCTCGGCGACCGTCGCGTCCATCCAGGTGACGATCCCGAGGTAGTTCGCGTCCCCGAAGTCGTGATCCATCGAATACGGGTCGTAGTAGAAGCGGTCCCAGCGAATGCGCCGAATCTTGATCTTCGGGTACTTCGTCCCCTGCTCGACCACCACCTCGCACGCCCCGCAGCCCTCGATCAGCATGTTCTCGGCGACCGAGGAGCGGACCTGCTGGAACTCGTTCTCGTCGGCAATGAACCGCAGCGCGTCGGTCGCGGCCTCGGCCGCCTGCTCATCGGAGGGATTGCGCGGGAACGCCTTCGGGTCGGTGCGCGAGCGTCGCTCGAGGCCGAGCAAATACTCGATCTTGTCCTTGATCTGGTTATCGACGATCGGCGCCTGGTTGCGCGCCGTGAGCACCTTGATCTCGTCCGGGGTCCACTGCACGCCGTCGAAATAGGCGCGGTGCAGTTCACTTTCTGCGCGGGCGGTGGTCGTGCTGTCGGTGGCCTCCGTGAATTGATTTTGCAACGTGGTCAGCAAGTCGTTGCCTGTCACATTCTCCACGAGGGCTCCTGGTTGTCGTCAAAAAGCCGATCGTATCGATCAGGCTTTGATTTCTGTTCAATGGGCTGTCCTGAGACGCCCGGGTGCGCCTGATCCACCGCGAGTGCCATCAGCCCTACCATATCGACCGCGTCGTCCTTGCTCGAGCCCGGAAAGCCGAGCATCTGCGCGAGCAGGAAGTGCCCGTACTCGTTGTCGGGCAGGTACACCTTGCCCATGCTCGCCATCGCTTGCAGTGGACGCGCCATTGCAGGTTTATCCCGAGTTCGGGTTATCCATTCCAAGCGGCAGAACGTCCTGCGCTCGTGCATCCGCCGCGTCAGGAACGCCTCGGTCGAGCGCTTGATCACCCCGGTCTCACCGAAGAAGCACAGCGGCTTGTGGCGCGCGAACTGGTCAATGGTTCGATCGATCCACGTATCGGGCGCGGTCTGCCCCCGCCACGCATCGACCGCGAGGTAGAGATCCCCGCCGGGCGCGTAGACGTGGGTGCCGACCTCCGAGAAGTCCCCCGTCCCTTCCGAGACCGCATAGTCAGCGGTCGTGTATCTGTGACCGTCCGGCACGTTCGCGGGGTCGTACCACTTGAACCACGCGCGCTGGAAGTAGGTGCCCTCCTCGGGCGTCGGGTTCTGCATGTACAGCGCCGACCACTTGCGCGGATCGCTGTTGTCGCGAATACGTTCGAGGGCCGCGCGGTCGTAGCGCTCGGGCCACGGCGGATCGTCCAGGTGCGCGGGGAGTTCGACCACCTCCCACTTGTCCCCGCCCGTCGTCTGCCGCCCGAGGAGTCGCCCGGCGAGGTCATCCTCGTGCATGCGGTGCTGG